AAGAAGTTGGAAAGGTTTTTAAAGTCTGTACGAAGATCTGTAGAGATAATCATCCAGTAAGCTGCCCATACAGGAGCTGTTCCAAAGGCATTTGTACCCTCTTGATTAGGAGAGAGTTTTTTACCATTGTTACCTTCAAGATAGTCAACAGCTAACTCTAAGTCAGTTGTTGTAACTTCTGTGATAGCATTTCCGTTAACGCCATTAAGACAGTCAATTTGTGCAGCTGTTGCTACAAGCATGTTACGAACGATTTTGTCGTAAGTAGATGCCATGTTCTGTGCAAGCATATCTGCAACTTCATTTGCAGTCTGATCTTGTACTGTGATAATCACGTCGTCAGATAGTTCTACGACCTTTCCGTACTGACTTACGGTCGCTGTAATATCAAACTTAGTAACTTGTTCTGACGCAGGTGTTACCCCTTCTGTCAGTGGTGTTAGCGCATCCGCTAAATTGTCAAATCTACGGAAGATAGCATTTTTGCTATTCTTCTGAGGTATTCTACGTTCTTGCTTTGTGTTATGACTCTGTATTTCTACAGGTCCTGCATATCACTATGCAGAGCAGACTATATCTTCAGCTAGTTGTGTAAACTGTCCGAGTTCATCTCTTCCTCGGCCGTCGCTCGTTATACTTACTAACTGTGTTCCCTTTGTGTGTTTTTTAGACTTCCAATAACACTCTTTAGAACAAAACTTACATGCCTCATCTCTATGTCTGAAATCTTTTTGGAAATTATTTCCACATTCCAAACATTTAAGATCTAATTTTTGTCCTAAACGTGTAGCTATTACATCTGATTTCGGTGTGATTTTATAAAGCATGCATTCCACGATATAAGGTCTTATGATATCAAAAAATTTTTCTCTGTCTTTTCTTCTAAGCATTAGACAGTAATAAGTTCTTAATTCCCCTTTATATCTTCTTGCATCCTTTTTAATACGCCATTCTATTCCAAATTTCTTCACCAAATATCTAGACATCAACTCATGTTCAGCTAAGTTGAACCCATGAGTACATAACATTGGTTGATCAAATTTTTCATGCATAGTTAAACAGCCGTCGTCCATATACCATAAAGCCAACCCTAGAGCAGTCAAGCACTTCATAGCATGTTCTGTTACCGTTTTTCTTCCATCATAATAAAGATGATCACGGAGCCCGGTATAAAGCGGATGTGTTTTAGTATCTAATCTGCAGCGTAGATATTTATTTTCTAAACCGTTTGGTTGGTTTTGATAAAATCTAGTTGAAGTCAATTCTTCTAAAACCTTTTTCTTAAATAGAAGATATTCTTCTTGATCCTGGCAATGACAGATACTCAGGTAACAATTACCATTATCCGCTCTTGCTTTGCTCACAGAAGCATCTCCTAAAATCATTCCGATTATAGCTCCTTTTAATTCCAGTCTATTCTTAAACACTAGTCGTTACACCTTCCATTGCGGATTGGCTCGGTATTGTCCGTTGCGGAGTTCCACCGAATTTGAGAACATTTTTCTTCGCCCATTATACGATCGTAAGTCGTTTGTGTTAAGCGAAATATCCATGTACATAATAGGGTTGGTGCCTATCAAGTAGTATATTGTCAAAGAACAAGTTAACTTCTGGGTCAACTTGTACTGTAGTTGTTGTTCCTGCTGCCATTTTTATCTCCTAGTCAAAAAATGTTTTGACGCTAGAGACAAAATTTTTTACGACTCTGTCTCTAGGCTTCGCCTCGGAGAACTTTCTGTCGGTATTCACGGAACTCTTTTTTACCCTGAATGCTCTTAAGATATTCTGTTCCTTCTGGCCTTGCTGATTTACCAACTTCTGTTGGTGATCTAGGTTTTTGGGCATTTTGAACAATTCTTTGACCATCAGTATTGCTTGATTGTCTTACTACTGGCTTTTCTTCCACTAGATGAAGATAATCTTGGACAATTTCATATGCACGGGCATAACGATTCTGAGCTGTGTCTACCGAAGAAGCCAACCAAGGCTTTTTTTCTAAAATCGGTCCTAAATATTTGTTAATCTTTTGAACAGCTTCAGGATTCATGTCTTGATAGAGGGTCTCTAAAATATCGCGTTTAGTATGAGCCGCAGTTTCCTTAAGATGTTGTTTCTCAACTAATGCGTTGGGATCTTCCATCTCTTCGGGTTCTGATTGCTTCTCTTCTTTGGCACGTATCAACTCTTGATAGAGCTGAGCCTTAGCTTCTAGATCTTGACGCTTTCTTCTCTCTGCTTGCAATGCTGCAAGAGGGACCATCTTTTGTTCATGATTTTCTTCCTGAGACTCAACCTCTGGTTGCTCGGAGACAGCAGCAGTAGGCTCTTGTTCTGTGTCTAATTCACTCATTCATAACTCCCGTTATTTTTTGCACCCTCACTTCGGTGCCAAGATCGTGCTGGTCTTTAAGCAGCAACGTGTATGGATTTGCCGATGGTCGGCATACTGAGTTTGTTATTTGGGTGCATTACCCAAAGCAAATTCCTTATCCCAGCTATATTATCCACTTCATATAGATAGGCTTCTTTTGTAATTTCTGGTTTAACATCAAGAGCCTTCATATAAGGCGTAATGCTTGTTTTTCCTTCTTTACGTTTTGTTTTGGTCCAACCTAGGATCCAATACTTATCCTTATGTGCGTTTTCCTCTAAGATGTTTTCTAAGAGTTGAGCATGACGTTCAGCCAGCCTTTCACGCTGCATAAGGTGTAATTCACCCATAGTTGGCACTTTTTCTAGCATGCTTGGCCTCTAAGAATTTCTTTCTTAGCTTGAGCATCTTTACTTGCCATAGCTTTCAATCTGTCTGCATTACCATAACCTGGTCCAATCTGTGATCCTTTCTCAGGAACAGATAGAGGATTAGATTTTGTTGAATATAATCCTTTAGCAGCTGCACCAGCGCTTCCACTTGGTGGTTTATATCCTGGGGACTCTTGTCCACCATAAGTACTAAAATTCGGCATCATTTTGTTTGCTGCCGCAGTACCTTTCATTCCCTTAGCCATAATTAGCTCCTTTGTTAATTAAACCCTTTGGGCATCTTGTGTTAACTGCTTATTGATTCTGTCTTCTTCTTTCATTCGCATTTCAGCAGCTAATTGCATAACATCCATCAAACGTTTGCGTGGTATATCTTCAATTTCAGCTAGAGTTTTGGCATTATCAAGTAATGCTTTAGCCTCGTTTTGAGTAGCTTCACTTGCTCTTTCTCTAGCCAATCCAATATCTGCAAGCACCCTAGCTCTACGCTCTTCAGCCAATGCAGTATTTTGTTCAATTTGAGAGATCTCAAGAGCTTTTTGAATCTCTTCAGCTTCTTGTAATTTCTGTTGACCAGCCTGTTCCTGTTCAGCTCTTTCAGCCATCTTCTCAAGAAGTTCTGTCTTACCTTGTAGAGGTGCAGCCTCCATAATATCTTCCCAAGGAATCGGAGCACCAAGAGCAACCAATTGCAATAATTGAAAGTAGTAAGCTTCTCGCTGAGTGGAAGTCTTAACAGCCTGTTTGATCGCACAGTCATATTCACTAAACTGACCAGAGAAGAATTCCTCAGTCGGTTCTTTTCCTGTAATTCTAGCTATCTTTCCTGGCTGATAGTTCTTCTGGATACATTCTAAGACAAGCATTCCAACATATTTCTTAGTCTGTTCAAGATTGTCGAAAATACCCCTGTTACCTTTGAGACCGTTTGACGATCTGACTTCAGCCAACTTGCCTGATACTTGAGAATCACCCGTAGATGATAACCCAAGTAATTCATCGCTGGCTCCTGGGATCTCCATGATGTTTTTATCAATAATGTCTTGGTATTGCAGATATCCTGGAGGGATATTGGGAGGCGATATTTCCCTAATGTCAGCATTAACGTCATATCCGTCATTAACAACGATCTGTCTACCTTGTCCAGCTTGCATAAGCATTGTTGGATCGAGGACTGCACCATTTCTTGTGATCCAACCGGTATTGATAATCGACTCCATAAGATCAATGATTTGACTATGGCGTCTGTTATATTGTCTCTGAGCATCTCTAATCGATCTGACAAGACCTTGTATCTTGAGTTCATATGTGTCTATCAATGGTTCATGGTAAAGCAATACTGGCATGAATGGAAAATTATCCAATCCAGTTGGATCTGGTCCTGAATACAACAGTTTTCCACCAACAATAATGTTAAGCTCAACAGTACGCTTATGTGTCGTGATCAACTTAACTTGAGGTGTATGCTCTAGAGTTTTCTTAAGCTCTTTCTCTTCCGCACGAGTTCCAAACCACTCTTCGGACACACCAGTATCTTCGTCTACAAGGTATTTCT